AGCACAACAGAGCGAAACTCTGGTTCTTGTAGCTTGGTAATCCATTGAGACTTTTGGAATTTAAATTCTTTTCCATTTGAATCATAGATCTTATTCCAAGCTGAGGCTTTAAAGCGGTCAGAGCCAGATGCCCTTAGTGCTTCAAGCCAAGACTCTTCATCTTGAATGCCCACGTCTTTGCCCCACAGAATCTTAAAGCCACATGTGCGACCTTCAGACCCAAAGCGGGACTTCTCAATCTTAACTTTTACTTCGGAGCCAATCCGAAGTCCAGTGTTATCAGTGACAAACGACGCTTTCGCTTTACGCTTTGTTAGCCAAATGCGAAGCGAGCAAAAGTATCCAATCGCTTTACCTCCGGGTGCTACAAGTGGCGTAGTCATTGCTTCTGCAATGTTTGAAGTTATGTTTGTCTTGAGTTGATTGATCAACAACAGAGTGCATTGTTGATTCGCCAAGGGGATAGTGAGTTTCGGGAATGCTTTCGCAAAGATCCGAGGCTTTACCGCCATTGACGATTGAGGATTAAAATCTCCCTCTAGGTCCTTCTCGGAAGAAGTCGCTGCGATGGAGTCCCAAATAAACAGAAACTGTGTTTCTGCATACTCGGTCATTAGATCCTCGATTGTTTCCAAGGTTTTCTCAACAGAGACTGCTTGGATATAAAGAAAGTCGTTGTTAATATTGATGCCCGAGTTCTCAAGGAAGGCAGGATCAATAGCAGACTCTGCATCGAAATAAACGACACAGTGACCTTTCTTTTGTGCTTGTGAAGCAATTTGGCAAGCCATGTAGGACTTACCAGCCGAAGACAAACCGGCAAGTTCAGTGATCTTCCCAACAGGGATTCCAGCCATCGTACCTCGACAAATGATAGAGTCCAACCAGCGTGAGCCAGTTGGAATCCATTCTTTGACCGCAGTAGGATTGTCTTGGTTTAAGTCATGAGCAATGTTTAAGCCAACCTTCTTGTTGACGAACTTCTTCATAGCGTTAATGTCAATCTTACCTGCTTTGGTCATTACTCTTCACCTTCTTCAGACTCTTCGGAACCTTCGGAACCTTCGGCTGCGGTGTCTTCTGATTCTTCAGCAGTTTCTTCGGTTGTTTCCTCAGCTTCTACTGCTGTATCCAACTCTTCTTCTTTGTCCCCACATGCTAGGAACATTGTTATTAATAAACTAATCATTTGTTACTCCTTCGTTTGTATTAGTAGTTTGGTTTGAAGTCGTTGTGACTTCTTTTGTAGATTCTCCAGATGTGCTATCATTAGCATCTTTAGTAACTTCGACTGTATTGTCTGTAGTTTTCTCATCTGTTGTCTCCGTAGTTTGTGTTTCAACAACTTCAGTTGTTGTAGTTGCATTTGTTGCAACCTCTTCGTCTCCGCAAGCGAAGAGCATTAATAATAGTAACCTCATGTTACCTCCTGTAAATTTATATCTAATTTTATATTTATTTCCAGTTTTGGCATACCAACTTTGTCGGCTAATCCAAGGTCAATCGCTTCTTTAGATTCAATGAACCAATCGGCTCGACCTTTCTCGTTTAACTGTTTGTTAAACCATTTCTCTGATTTGTTTGAATTCGCCGATAGGATCTTGTAGATCTTCTCATTCAAACGCTTCACCTCTTCCGCACTTGCTTGAATCTCCGAGTTCTTACCCCATGAAGCAGAGCTCACATCGTGGATCATCAATGTTGCGTCTTCTGTTATGTATCGATATCCTTCAGTCCCACAAGAGAACAGAATGACTCCACAACTCATAGCCTTTCCTTCCACTATGGTCGCTACCGGTAATTCAGAGTTCTTGATAGATGCGATCATACTCATGAGAGAATAGACTTGACCTCCATAAGAATCAATAATTACTGGGATAACAGATTGGCCCGTATTGTGCGCTGAAGCCATCTTATCTGCGAACTCCTTCGCCGATTTCTCATCAAACTTATTAACTCTGATGATGACTGGGCTACTTCTTAATTCAACAGATTTTATATTACTGTCGATATTTCTTTTCCATAACATGTTGTCTCCTTTAAATAAAAAAGGCACCTGTAAACCCGTGCCTTCCTGCGGTTTATCAAAACAGCCTAAGCTGCTTCTTCTTCTGAATTTTCCACTGCTAGTAATAATTCCTCAAGTTCCAATATGAACTTAAAGTCCTCACTAGAAATCAGTCTATCAATTAGCAATGCTCTTCTGGAATTTCTACTGGTCATTCCCTTTATATTGCTTTGGTTGAAGAAATAATATCCTGACTTTGCGGGTTCAGTGACGTCATTTTTATTTGCTTTTTCCAAATCTTTAAGATACTGAACGCTGGATTCGCTAGAGAGTTGAGTGTCCACTTTCTTGAAGGCAGCAACCAAAGATTCATAATCAGAAATTGTTATTTGATTGTCAATCATGTATTCAGCAACCATCAACAAGCCCCAGAAATCTTTTTGAGTAACTGATTTAGTCGAACTAGTTTTTGAATGCTTAACCAAGTTTGAAGTTAGACTTAATATGTTGCTAAATCTGGTTCGGAAAAAAGGAGAGTATTGCACAATGCCTTTGTTCTCCTTTCCTTTTCCCAAATTGTAGAAGTCATCTAACTTGGAATCTCTAGCATCCGTTTGATGCTCTCTCAAGGTTGCGACATAAGCGATGGCCACCCATTCTGTATCTTGCGACCTCTTTATGCTGATATCTTTAAAGCCAGAAATCTTTGGCCACATTTCTGCGATATCAGGTCGTTCCGACATTTTTCTGAAATATTCAGATATTGGAGTGTTTATCGCGTTTCTCTTTTCTTGAGGATTTAGTGCATCTCCTGAATTAATATTCACGAATATGTCATGAAGACTTGAATATGAGCATTTATGCATAATAGAAATAGAAATAGCAGTATCCCTAAGCGCATCTTGCAACCTTAGCGGCAGACCACTATAATATTTATTATTAATTCCAACTTCTGCTCCGTCTGCATCAACGAAGGTGCCTATCAACGTCAATTCATCATCAAAAAGCCTTCGCCAGCCTTCAACGCGATTTTGTCCATCGAGAGACACATAGTCCTTCCTAAGGCCTTGCACGAATTGATATTTCTGCTCAGAGACTAGATCACCAGAGTCTTGCGATGCAATAAGTCCAGTCTCAACACTAGCCACGACAACTGGATATGGTGTCCGCCCTCTATTCGCAGACAATATGTATTGTCGACATGTATTATCTGACCAGCACGATCTTCGCTGGAAAGCTCGGTCGATGTATATTTTATGTGCTTCATTCTGAATGAAGTCTTTTACTTTAAAAATTTGCATTTCTGCTCCTATAGTATAATATTTAATGTTATTATCATTCATGTATTATTGTTTTTAATAATACATAAATAAAGTTTATTGATCTTAGCCGGCATTACCCGTTCCCATCACACACCACGAGGAGGTTGATCTTGTGCGACATAAAGCCGTTCCTTTGATCACGGGGGAACGGCAAAACCCTAACAACACAGGAGGACTAACTTATTCTTCAGACATGAACGCTGCGAAAGCTTTGTCTACTGACTCACCTGTTTTCTTGTTATACTGTTGAGTCTCGTTAGAAGAGGACTCTGCTGAAGAGTCGGAGGACAGGTAACCATCCAGCAGAGTTTGCACTTCATCGGCAGTCTTAACATCAAACAACTTATCAATATCAGGAACTGAGTCAAGCAACTGTTGACAATCTGCAATACTGTCGTCACACAAAATAGATGGACGGCGACGTGGCTGCAAGCCTGTCTTTGGAAATGCACCAGGGCCTGAAGCCAAAGTGTAAGTCAATTTAATGTCAGTTCCAGTTTCAGCATCTGTGATGTCGCCATAGTCAGGGTCCAACACATATCCCAAAAGTGTTTCATAAGCTGTTTTACCATAAGCCCAGATTTTTACACCATCAGCTTCATGGCCTCGNACAAGAACAGGCGAATAGTATCGCTTTCGAGCGAACAGTTTTTTGGCTTCGTTTTTAAGGTTCTGATCATCAGATTGAGTTCCTTCTCGCCAAAGTTTTGATGCGAAGTCACAGATGGCACATTCACCGCCATCATTTCGCTTGTTGCAGTAAATTCCAGGGTTCTTTCCTACGTTGTAGTGAAAGTGGAACTCACGGAACGGATCTCCATCCGCTGTAGGTAAAATACGAATGTTTTGGTCACCAGCGCTTGGCTTCCACATGGTAGAGTTTCTACCAGTTCCTTTTTTACCGTTTTTTGATTGATCGAGCTTCGCTCGCATTGCTTCTATATTAATAGCCATAATTTACTCCTAAGTTTGGTTATTTTATTGTGTTTTATCACTAAGGTAGACAGGCTATTTTTTCATCCCGTCCCCATTTGTAATTCGTTTTTGTTATACTATATTATAACATATTTAAAAAGGTTTGTCAAGTAAAAAGTTAAAGTTTTTTTCGTAATCTCAAAAAAGTGTCGGAAAAAAATTTTGACGATTTTCGGTTTTTGTAATTTTATGCTCGAGTAGGGATTTGAACCCCACAATTCTAACGTTATAGAACGCCTGCCCCCGTTAGTTATCTGCAACCGTACAGTCGAGCAAAAGTGATTCGTGCCATCAACGGCACGAATCGTAAAAGCTTAAATGCTTAATTTTCTCCAATGGTTCATACCAATATGCCCATTCGCCAAACAGTAATCAACATATTCATAATGCTCATCGTCTGATCCTTTCTCATATACTTCTCCATTCGTTTGATCGACAGGGAGTTGCTTGTACGAATTGGCAAATTCATTTAATTTACGAACTTCGTTTTCAATGAGTGTGTCGGCTGCATTTAGCTCGACTAGTTTACTAATACGTTGACAACGGTTAATAAGTTTTGCGCGATTTTCTTCTTGATAAGTCATTTCTGACCTCCATAATTTTTATTATATTTACGATATTTCAAAGGATTTTAGACAGCTATTGTTTCCTCACGACTACAACCCTTACTTATTTTTCTACAAAGATTTTACTTCCTTTATAGTGAGTGATAAGCGGCCTCAATAAGGTGAAGAAAGAGGAGGTGGTTTGATTTCGCTCTCGATGACTTGAGGATCCTCATACGAAACCAACAAAGTTATTATAAAAATAAGCACACAGCCTCCTAATTCAAATCTCACGAATTCATCTTCCAAGGTTCTCTTATGGAGATTACTAGTCGTAAGAAAGTGGTACGCCAGGTAGGATTCGAACCTACGATGGGTGTTACCCGTCGCCTTAGAAGGGCGATACCATATCCACTAGGTGACTGACGCGTAAAAAAGGTGGTCTTTTGAAAGGAGACCACAGAACCTTTTATCAGCCTTGGAGGTTCGATAAAAACAGGCCGCCTTTTGATAGGTAGCGGCAAACCCTAACCAACGGAGTATTAAAACAATCTAATGCTTACATCTCGAGACGAACTCGAGATAGTTCCAACTTGAGTGTTGGAGTTAAATGTGCGGTATTGTTGACGATCAATGTCCCACACGGTTTCATAGCCAGCTTTTAAGTTTCGTTCACGCAAGGTCATTGGGAAAACACCATCTGGTGCTTCTGAGATGCGAACAAAGTTCATTGTTCGTTCAAATCCGGTTTGCGTTACGAAAGTGCCGGTGTATACGGTCATAGTGTTTGTGTTGTTTGTATTTGTCATAATTCCTCCTAGAATATTGTTTGACTATTATAATATAACATAGTTTTGATACCTTGTCAAGTATTTTTTTAAAGTTTTTCTACTCTCTATCATCTATCCATCGCCAGAATAAAGTAAAGGCAAGGAAGAATAGGAAAGCTGTTATTATGAATTCCATTTTGTTTTCCTCATTTGTTATACTTATAATATAACATGTTTAAGATGCCTTGTCAAGTAAAAAGGCAAACTTTTTTTATAAAAGATTCATTTTCCCTAATTGAGTCCATCTTTACGGTGAACCAATCATCGTTTGTCTCGCCACCGTCTCTGACTCTCTCTGCCCACTCTATTTGAGTTGCGATGTATTGCTGTAATTCTTCCTTAGTATTAAACAAGTAGGTTGAGTAATCCATTCCATCCCTAATTGCCTTCTCATACTGAGGAAAGAGTTTGATTGCTGTCTGATAAACACGTCTGTAGTGTCTTGCATCTTGTAGGTGTGTCTCCTCATTAAACGAGACATAAACTCTAGGTGAGCCAAACTTTTCTTTTGTCTGTAGTACTGCTATGTTTGTTAGCGGCATTATCTCTGTTGTGTAAGGTCTGTGTCTTGGTCCTATCAATGCATAACCAATCCAGTTCGCAATCGTTCCTATTGTGTAGAAGTAGTCCTTGTGCTCTTCGCTTTGGCTACCCCACATGTTGTAATAAATTTGTTCAACCATTTATCCTCCAATGATCTTCTTCCCATATTATCTTATCCAAATCTGTTGAGATTCTATCTCCAATCACAAACAACAGTAAAACTCCATTGTTTCTAATTCTGTGTACTTGTCCTTTTTGTTTTCTTTTCGGACAAAATATCAAGTCTGTAATCTTAAGTTTCATTCTTTCGTATTTCCTCCAATGTTCTTTCGAGCCTCAATATTAAGTTGCTCATTTCAAAAATCTTCTTCACAACATAATTCAACTCTTCCATATTCGCACCTTTATCAATTGCTAATCTATACAGTACGTCTTGTTCAGATTGTAAAAGTCTTCTCAGTTGTTTCTTTATTTCCTGTTTTTTGGTCATAATTTCCTCCATTAATGTTGAACATTAAGCCTCCTGAATAAAGTGAGTGTAGTGTTTAGCGTAAAGATGACTCTCTTCAGAGGATCTCCAGATAGCAAACGATGTTTCTCTACCTTTAGAATTGTTTTCTCGAACAATCTGTTGACATTTCGGTATGACTGATTCATCACCATTCAAGTCTTCTTCCTCTATATTAATATAATAACACGTCTCAGTAATGTTGTCAAGTGAATAAAGCTTTTTTTCATCTTCAGCGTCAAATGATCCAAAAGATATCGTAGAAATTCTAGAAACTTCTTTTTTAGAGTGCAACCTGTTGAAGTCTGCAGGGATATGCTCACAATACATCAAATTTTGAAGTGTTGAGTAGATAAAGTAATTTACTTTCTCGTAGTAGTTGGTAACCGTTCCTGGGCCTGCGATATTTAACAATGTCTTGTTGTCCAGAATCATGACCTCATCAATCATACCTGATCGTGTATACTCTTGAATAACATTGAAGTGAACCCTGTGTCTCAGCCTTTCTTTCTTTGAGCAGAACTCGAGGTCAGGTACAATATAGCAAACAGTTGTTTTAAAGGGCTTCAGAGCCTCTAGGACGCGTAGTGTTGCTCCGGCAACCTTACCACTACCACAAACAAACAGAATGGCTTCATCGTGAGATTTGAGCCCTCTCTGTTTAAGTTTAATTGGCTGTTCGTCGTATTCCTCAACAGTACTCTTCTTTTCGATACCGTCGTTTTCATCTAAAATAATTATTTTATAGTTACTGGTGTGTGGTTTGAATAATTTCGCAATGTTTTTACCTGCTTCCCCTAATCCTACTAAGATCATTTTACTCTCCTGTTTGTTATATGTATAATATTGGTATTGTGACTATTTTTTCCGAGGCGAAGACAAAAACTTTTATCGATGGTAGACTGATGTCGTGAGGATATGGAAAGATTCCTAGAACCATCGCAAGGTCTCCGTTCTTGTATCCGAAGAGCGAGCGGTGGTCCCACGGGCTTTTTGAAATTGTAACAAGATCTCCTACTTCCATTGAATACCTCAAGCTCAGTGTCCCACATTGGAACTTCTACACCGTCACTCATAAATACCCAATACAACTTAAATAATTGCCCAACTTGTTCTATTTTGGTCACTATTCCAATCTCACCGTTGTTGTATCCTGTTGTTTGACACTCAGTGAGAACCACCAAGTCTCCGACTACCATGAAAACTTCTTTAGTTTACCCAAACTCTTGCCTATCGAACAGTTTACTTTGAACTTGCCCAATCGAGTGTCTCCGAACATCTCTTTTAATTCAGGAATCAGTCGTCTGTCGTCGGCATGAAGGTCAATGACAACGCTATCGTGAACAATCGCAGCAACATGGGATCGTGTTGCCCTAAGAAAACCAGAAATTTTGATAAATCGTTCGAGTGTGTTATCAGAGGAACTTGATTGTAGAAGGTAGTTGAGTGCTTTGCTAGGGGTAGTAGCAATTGACCGTCCAAAAGGGGTTCTGACCATTTCACTTTCGGAGTCATAATATCTTTCCAAGAGCACGTCTCTATCGTAATAATCGGATTTAATAATTCTGGACTCAGGGTTGTAGAGCCAAGCGAATATTTTTGTTTTTGCTTCGTCTCGGCTAAGATCTTGTCCAAAAACGTTTTTGATGTTCCACTCATGAATATCCTCCTCTGGTTGTTCATGTTCTTGCAATGCTAACATTGTTCTAATCTCGGAAGCATTAAAATCAAGCTCCAAGAACACGTCATTCGTTGGGTAGACGTGATTTTTAAGTTCGCTCTTTAGATTTAAGATTGGAAAAGAGTCTTTCTTGGTCGTCAATCTTCCTGTGATCGTTCCGAACAAGTTGTAATCAATGTATGGAGTTGTTTCTCCAAATTGACTGTAGAGATGTTTGGCTTTCATATCATCTGCTGCAGCACAATACAGTGCGAATGAGTTAAGTTTGATTGGGTGGTGCTTGAGTTCCTTTATGGCCGCCTGTGCGTTTTTTAATAAAGTGTAGTGTTCTGGTCTCTCGTGGTTGTCGAAAATCCATTTGGTGATTTCGTTCTTGGTATCAAAATAGTGAATCAAGTGCTTCTGAGGTACAACATCATAAAAACAAACATCATTAAGATCAATCTTCGCAGTGATAAAACTCTTGAAGTGTGACTTCATCAGGTTACTAACTGAAGACCATCGTTCTCTTAAGAATTCTGGACATACATCATCAATCGACCTGCCCTGTACAAGCAAATTCGCATAATCGACATCCATGCCGAATAGATGGTCAGAGTAAGACCATGTTTTTGTTATCCCTTGTGGGATTCTTTGCCAAACGAACTGACCGTCTAGGTAAGTTCCAGCACAATCTATTTTGTTGTCTAAAAGTTGAAAAAACATTTGCAGTGTCCTCCGAAATGTGTTATAATAAGTGTGACGGTTATAATAAGATAACATATTTGAATGGACTTGTCAAATCATTTCTGTAACTTTTTTTGGTAATAGGTTAGCGACCCTTCCTTGGTGTTGTATCTACTTCGAAATTGAGATTCGATGAATTGCATTGCTTGTTCTGGTGTTATCGCAAACAATCTTGTGGAGGTGTTGTGGATAGATCTAATTTCAGAATCAGAAAACGGAAAAAGTTCTTCCATATTTCTTATTTTAATATATAATAATAATAATATAATATAATCTATACTATTAATATTGTTTCTTTTAGATATATTAGATTTAGTTTTATTATTACATACATATACTTCCTTTAAATTCGGCTTTAGATAAACAAATGAATTGTAAGTGTCAAGTAGGTATTGTGATAATAAGTCAAAATCAAAGTTGTTTGTTTTATAGTATTGCTTTTCGAATACTGAAGCGACAGTTAATAATGTATATCTTTCTCGAAACTTTGTTGTAGTTGGGTGAGCTAAGTCAGACACCAGCACGCTGGGATTTTGGAGATTGACGGAAAATCCAAACTGTTTGGCCATATTCATAAAGAATGCATAGTTCGGTGAGTTTAGAATCGCACTTTCTTTATTAGCATCATTTGCGAAACCAACAGGAGCTAACTGTAAAGCTAGGCCTGTGTTGAAGGCGGAGCTTTGTTTGGACTTCATGAAGCCTGAGAAGGTTATCTTTGAACCAATATCTTCAGTGAGAACATGTGCTTCGAAAAATTTCAAGAAAGTTTCGAATGAATCGATCTTCCTATCAATAGGGATCATTTTTTTCACGAGGAAATCATCCATGAATGAGCTCATGAAACCGGAATATCCTTTTATTGGGTTTTCCCAACCGCGAATAACCTTCAATTTTGATAGGTTAGCATCTTCATTATTTATCAGTCTTAAATTTAAAGCGTTCTGATAGCGTATATACATCTCTTTGAATTGGTCACCAACAAAGTTCATGATTTGAAAGTCTTGGTTGTGAAAGGTTCTCAAGAAAGACTCGTTTACAATGACTGGGTCAAGCTGTCGATTGACTCTTCCATAGAATGACTTCTCGGCAAAATTAAAATCCACAACTTGAATCTCACTTGGGGAGAATGCATTGAGTTTGTAATTTGCTCTGTCAAAAGCTGTCTTGAGTGCTTTCGAATTATTGTTTCCTTTAAAATTGCTCATAGTTTACCCCGCATTTGGTATTGTTTGTGGAATTCCCGCAGCATCGGTATAGTCAAAAGACATTGACCCATCAGTCTCCAGTACAAAATCTCCGCTGAACTCAACACCATTAACGTCGTATATCCCTGGGCCTGGTGTAGCAGACGAATTTGAAGAATTCGGTGCAGGCGCTGCTGCTGGTGCACTTGGTGCAGGTGCAGATGTTTGTGCTTCTATTTCTTCTTGTGGAATGTATGCTCGAGGCTGCAGTTCTCCTACAACAGCACCACGCCCAACATCTTGAAGGTGAACGATCTCTCGCTTACAGTCAATAAGATTTGTTCCTGTCTGGCTTTCTTCTGGGATCCCCATCTCAATCAATTGTTCATCGAGTCCTTTCGGGACCGATGTTTTTGGTTGAATGGAGCCAACTTCACCATCTCCAGAATAGTAGTGCTGAGCCTTAATGCTTGTCGTAAATGAGTTGGGAGTGAGCGTTGTAGACACGCTAGTGATGGTATGATACCCACCTATACCTAAAGCATTGGCAAGAGATCTCTTACCATCTGCTGTTCTCGTGGAGGGGTGCCCCAATGCTGTGCCTCCAAAACCATAAGGATTTAGCCACAGATCCATTCCCGGATAGAATAATGTATTTCCAAACATTTCAATTGAAACACTGTAAACTGAGGATAATTGTAGCAACCCATCAACACCATTCCGCATAAATCTAGCCTCTCGAATATATTGCAAGTCTGTTTTTGAAAACTGAACTGTTTTTACCAATCCCCTATTTGATCCGATCTCAACATGAAATACTCCACTACCAATGTCTAGTGCATAATCTCCAACGCCTTTGTGGCTTCTTGTGGAGCCATTGGGATTTAAGATGATGTAATGAAAGAAGTTTTCAATTTTTGAATCACCAGCTGGGCTGCCTTCTAAGGGCAATGGTGCTGGTTGGGCAGTTTCACCCCCTTCGACAGTTGGGGGGCTTCTGCTTTCGTCTGTGTCTAGAATGGCATTCTTCATATTCAAATCAATAAGTTGTCCAATTTTATCTTTCGCATCTCCAGAATATGAAGAAAATTGACCAGTTTGAAATATGAGTCGCTGTTCAATATCTCGATTAACACAGGCTTCTAGCATCGCATTTGAAACCAGTGCGTTTGAAAGAGATCTGATAAAATTTAGGATCGGAAATGACTTCCGTGTCGATTTTTTATTTAGAACATTGTCGACAAACCATCTAGAGAAGAACTCAACAGATATGGGTATGTGTGAAATGTTAAATGATTTTAGGTTTCCACTTCCCTGTTCTTTTTGAAACACTTCAAAGTCGAAAGATCCTAAAACAATCATGGTGTTCGCTAAGCCTCGTGCTTTGCCTTTGTTGTCTTCTACATATAAGGAATCCAAGATTGTATAAAGTAGATCGCCAAAGAAGAAATATTGAACAATGGTATCGTTCTTATCTGCATCATTAAAGTCGAAATCATCACTACTTTCCGGTAGCCTTGTGTTGAGAACCACGCCAAGGTCACCACTGTTCGCATTCGCTGTATTGTTGTTGAGATTGCTAACATCCGATATAATATCGCATTTACGAAAATACCCATTATCCAAGAATTGTCTACGGTGATTATTATCAATCAAACAGGTAAATATTTTATCATTTTTTTGCAATCGAGTCATGATTGAATTTAAAGACTTTTGTAATATCTCTGTTTCAATCGCAGCAGTCAGAGCTTTTACATCAGCCAATTGATCGATTGTGCACTTTTCAGACATAGCTAGTTCAAATAGTTTCGTCTTATTGATGATTCTTTGTTTAGCCAGCTCTGGTGTTACCAAAGCATCATACCTCAGACTCTTAAGTGCGGTTTCAACATAAGCTCTATATGTTAGACTAACTTCGACGGTCCCGTCGTTTTTAATGTTGAAACTGTGGTCGATCATACACAAGTAGAATGACTTGTTCATGTTCTTAATTGCTGCTCGTAGATTGCTTAGGTCTGCGCCTATCCCTTCAACCTTGTCTGGGACGTTATACCCAGTCTCTACCATAATCCTATAGAAAGATGGGTCGTATTGTCTCAAGCTTTGAGTAGTTTGGCCTTGTATTTTATTATCATCATCTGGCTTTGGTTGGACGATCAAGTCTACATAACTAAAAGTGTCTCCATTGTAAGACACTCTTTCTCTAACGAAGTCTGCGAAGCTTTGAAAAAACAGGGTCATTGTGCCCTTGACATCATTTCTAGCTTCTGCTGGATTTGTTCCGTTGAACTCGAGAGTAAAACTTTTAAGACCAACACCGTCGCCTTTGTCGAACTCTGCTTCTAAGAAAGACGGGACTGTTGGCTCAACAATCGTTCCACTTCTACTCGCTTGAGTTTTTGTAAAGTTTTTACTTCTTGACAAGTCAGTATGCATCGGAAATATAAACTCAGTTCTTTGCAGTTTCCCGTTCGAGTCGTTGAGTACCTTGTATAGTCTAAACTTGGGTACAAGTTGGGTCATGATGTGTGGAGGGACCTCAAATAGATATTGAGATTTTTCTGAGGAAAAAATATTGGTAATTAATTGCTCTTTGTTCTCTGATGTGGCTCGCCAAAATCTACCACCAAAAGGCTTGGTTCTATCTGGTCCGTCGAATAAGATAGAACCTTGTCTTCCGATTATGTGGTTTTCATATGGTATTGCTAACTTGGATAAGTTCATCATCAAGGCACATTGTTTATAGAATTTTTGACGATCTTGAATTTGCTCATCTGTAAGTTTAGTTATTTCAGGTAGAGGTATGTCCGCGAAGGCCTTTCCAGTCGCATCATCTACAGCAGCCATTGCAGCATCTAGATTGCTGAAATCAAGAAAATTTTCATCTCTACCTAATTCAAAAGAAAATCTATTCCACAACCTCACTCTTCTCTCAACATCTTTATCTAGAGCAAAGATTGCTAATACTTTTTTTAAAAACTCGTCGTCCATTGCGTCTCGAAATTTTTGACCAACCCATCCTCCACCTGCGAGTGCGACTACAGCGTCACTGAAGAATTGTTGATATTTTTCCAAGACAAGCGTCTCTAGTCTAGCTGACTGTGATTGTTCTACCGATGCCTGATAAAGAGAGTAGCCAAAAGACCCATATATCGCAAGATTAAGTGCGATCAGTGCACCCTTTATGCTCCCTGTAAATCTCACGGCTTTCGTGGCGTTGTTTAATAACGTAGTATATCTCCCGACTTTACCTGCTTTGGTTAACAGTCCGAACGCTCTAACGGCTCTAGGGCCCTGTGTCCACCTAAATGTAGACCCAGCTGGGATATTGTTGTTTAAAACCTGCAGCATCCGCCAAGCATTTATTTTGGTCACTCCCCACTTTACCGCAGCGGCAGTGGCCCCTAGGGCTAAAGTATTAGTGTTGATATCTGGAAATTCTACAGGCGTCTCATCAATGGCGTCAAAGTCCTCCAGGAGGCTTCCTGTCCATATTGGTGTTTGTTTTACGCCTTCGTAGTCACCCGTCGGTTCAGCACCATCTTCGAAAACGAAAAGAGATTTGGCGACATCCCACGCCAACCCATTAGTTTCTCCGACCTGATCAGCGAATGCTGTCCAATAATCACTATCAAAAATAATTCCCCATGAGTCATAAAATTCACCCGTGTAGAAATTAAAAGGGTTTTTGGTGATGTCTTTCCCTCTTAACGCATCAGCAAACTTGTCGATTTGCTCATCTGTATAATATATTGCAACATCTGGGTCTTGACTATCATCCGAAGTGTCTTTTTGTTTTCCAAATATTGATGCTTTGGTATCCCATTGAGTCAATGTTTTGAATTTGCTCAATTTGTCAACAGGTATGGTTGTGCTGTGGTTAACACCTTCGGAATCATATTCTTTACTCAAGTAGGCATTGGCTCCATCTTTTTTTATCGATAGTGGGCCTTCACCATCTCCAATTAAATCAAATGCTGCAAAAGCAGCCGTAACCGTCGGCAAGGCTGAGAATGCGGCGGTGGTAACAGTCTTGAGAGCTTCTACTGGTGTGGTATCCTTCGTTTCTCCTAAAAACTCAGGAGACAAACTAGTCTGTACTTGAAACCCAGTATCTCTAGACGAGATAAGTTTGTCGGATATTTTTTCAGACAATTTTAACTTAAAGTCATCAAGAGTATAGCTCTGACTTATAAGTGTTCCCAAGAAGGTGTCGGCGAACAAATCTCCGACTGTACCATCTTTCACAGCTTCGGATATGGCTTTGTTTAGAATATTTCCTGCAACTTTGCTTTGGATTGGATCGATTTTTTTTAAAATTATGTTATTATCGTCATCATAGGTAATATAATTTATTTTATTTTCTGAATATGTCGCGACCAACAATAACTCAAACAACCCCTTGTTGACTGGGTTTGAAATATCTATATCCTTTGATTTAATAATCCAATGAGAAACAGCTTTTGAATAATCGTCTTGATTTTCAAAAGCTGGGCCCAAGATCATTACTGCTTTTCTAGCTAAGTAATCATCAAATGCCTTTTCTAATTCTGTAGTCATGTACTCATCAACAAAAAACGGACTCAATAGCATGTTCTTTATGTCCGTATTGACCAAGTTAGACGGACCAGATGATATAATTTGTGGAGAAAATTTTCCTCTTAAGAGCTCTTTTACTCTTGTTCTTAGATCCTCGACGGTCATCCTAACACCTCAAGTGCAACCGCAACATTCGTGGGAATCTTGATCTCGTCTCCTTCTGTGAGATGAGCCTCGGTGGGCGCATTGTTTAATTTCGCAATGATCCACCATAGAGATTGATCTCCCATATATTTGGAAGCTAAATACCAAAATCTGTCTCCGTTGGACCAATAGTATTCAACCGTTGGTATCCTATCCATATCTTCTTGGGATGGATTTCGCATTACAGGCGTTGCATATTGCTCTATCTCTTTCACTCCTCGATCTTCAAAGATTTTTTCATACATTTCATTTCTATTTTTAGCTATTCTTCTTGAGTTAAGTCTTGACATGATTAAGATCCTCCGTCATATGGAAACTTGGTGAACTTATCATCCACAGGCTTCCCACCAGTTGAATTCCACCCTAAGTCATATTCGTGCTGCGGTGTAAAGTCCAGAGATACATTGTATACTTTTGGAAAGAACTTTCCATCCTTCTCCTTTCCTTCATTAAACATTCCCATGTCTATAATTGGCGTCGCGCTAAATGACCCAATCCAACCTAAGAGACCAGCTCCATCACCGTTTAAAACGGTACCGTTTTGTATTAAGTTAGCAAACTTTAATCGAACCAAAGGTGACTTGGCAAGAGATAGAGCGTTTCTAGTTATAGTCGCCGTGGATTCCGATGGTGGCGTGATACTTGTGTGATATGCAGGATACATGAACTGCTTTACTTTGTTTACTTTGGTCAAATTCCCTTTGGCCTCTGCGAGATTTGCCGCAGGCAAATCAAAACTCAAAGATATCTTCCTTGAGGTATTTTGAAATGTTCCAATTGGATCTTGTCTACCATAAACTTGTTCTTCCGTCCAGTTCGAAGACAAACTGTCGTTGAAAGATGTAATGAACGCGTAAAAATCAACACTCGCGTTTGGGATCACCCCTGAGATTTCAATCATTGCGCCTGATTTCTTCGCATAATTATCAATATAACTTGTCATTTATTTCTCCTTAGGACATTGCTGTTGTTGCTGCAACGTCTTTAATGTAAGCTTCGAATTGTTGACCACCAGCTTCCAAAGTCAACTTCATTCCATCAAACACGTTAGACACGTTTGCTGTTACGTTTGTTGATGATGCTGCGATCTTCGCACCAGTCATATCGAAAGCAGTGCTAGAGCCTATTAACGCGAGGTTTTGCAATGTTGATGTGACTTTCACATCGGAACCCATTGAGTTTAATTCCTGCATGACTCCTCTGAATTTTGTTGCGATTCCTGAGAAGTCTGCATTCCCGACGTCAGCCATAGCCTTGATTGTATCAGAACCTTCGCTGACCATCTTCGCATTTGATTCCGCCATTTTTGCCTTACTATTCGCCATGCTAGCTAAGGTCATCGCGATACCACCACCAGCCAACACAAGAGCGCCCAAGACACCTGCTCCGAGACCAGTTGCGGCTACGGCGGTTACAGCAGCAGTTGCTGTAGCAATCCCCGCTCCAATGCCTGCGATGGCCGGTCCGATAGCTGCTAAACCAGCCATAAATCCACCACCAACAGCGAAGAGCGGTGCAATCACCAAGATACCAGAGATAGCCAATGCTGCGGTCCCAAGAGCTTCTTTTGTTTCTTTGCTCATACTTTGGAATGCCTCTGTTAGATAATCGGCAATCTCTCCAAGTTTTTCTAGAGCCGGTTGAACCATAACAATTAATTCTGTTGCGAGGTTTTGAAACTTTTTCATTGTTGGAACAGTAGCTTGAACTGCATCGTCAAACTTTTTTTGAGCCTCTGCATTGTTTGCTAGCTCTTTAGAGTTTGCTTCATAATCCGCTAAGGACATTGAAAATATTCTATTCGCCTCATTCATATCCGTGATACCGGCAGCGGCAGCAATTGATTTTTGAGTGAACCTGTCCATATCTCCAAATGCTACACCTTGTGCCTGAACTTGTTGAACAAGAGTTTTCATTCTCTCATCTTCCGTCATCATTAGCATTTGAGTTGTAGACAATTGGGTCCCAAGCAATGCATTGAAGTGAGCTGCACCCTCTGCTGCTCCTGAGAACGTGTCAAACTTTTGAACAATTCCGAGCAAAGTTCCAACCTCGACATTAGCAGCCTTTGCTTGTGCTGCTAAGTTTTTGAATATCTTCATCGATCCCTTTCCATAGACAGCAAGCGTCTTTGATGCTGCAGTGAAATCCTTAACAATCTTATCTGCACCAATACCCAGTTGAACACCAGCCATTGCGAGGTCAGTTTGGGCTTCAATTGCTTCGGTAGCGCCCATCCCCATTATTTTAAATGCGTTCTCCATGAAATCTGCTGTATCTGAGGCGCTTATTCCAAGTCTTTCCATTTGTGAAGTGGAAATTGCTAAGTCTGTCTGAGTCTGCTTTGATAGTTTGGCAAATTGTGATGTTCCAGCATTTAAAGCAATGATCGCATTGGCTGCACCTTCCATCGATACACCCAGCAGGTTTCCTGCTCTTTGTGTATCATAGAGTACATCATTGAATTTACCAACGGTACCCGTCTTTCCTGCTAATGTCGCAAGACCTTGATCAAATGCGTTTAAAACTTTCATTGATTCTTTGAGGATTTTGTTAAAAACAGCTAATCCAATAGCTTTTGGAGAAAAAGCTTCTGCAAGCTGCTCGCCTAGGATTCTCGCCTGACCTTGTGCTGCTTCTGACCCGTCCGCCATTGATGCGAAAAGATCAGTAACTTTGCCTATCGCTGAGTTTGAATAGTTCTTAAGTCCAACCATTCCGGCTATACCTTCAGCAGCAGACTTTGCTTGCACATCTCTGCCTTCTTTAACTGCGGCATTTCGCAGCTCTTCAACATCTTTCATTTCAGCTATTTTGTCGAGTACTTCGTCCAATTCGGCTACATTGAACCTCGTGGATGCTAAATCCTGACCAGACTCTAGTGCTGCTATCATGTCCTCGGCTGCCTGTCTATCGGCTTCTAAAATGTCTCCATTTTCTTCCAATAATTGCGCAATCTCGAGTACTCTTGTTTTCTCAGCTTTGTATTCGAGGTCTTTCATCTTGCTAATTTGAGAAGTAAGTTGTGCGCGTTTGGCTAGCATATCCAAGGCTTTCGCATCTAACTCCGAGGTATCCCTAGAAGTCGATGTTGTTTCAGATACTCCAAGGGCATCTTTGAACGCTTTGATGTTCTCCGTTGAGGCATTTTTGATTGCCTCAAGGATCTGCGCCATTGTTGGTGCTGTTGGATCTGTTGGTTCTGCCATTGTGTTGTCCCTCGTTATTCCCTAATTAGCTTCGAAAACAAAAACCCAAAGGACGTTACCGTCTCTTTTGGGCTTTCTTTATTTCCTTGGCTTCTTCTTCGAACTGTTTTTTCATTCTTTCAACAAACCAACTCCTCAAACCGATTGGAAGGTTATAAGCTTCAGTCAATGACCAGCCTCCAAAATGTTTTAAAATGAAGAACTGTTCATAGACTCCTTCCATGAACTTAGATGTTAGGCCAAAAAAAGTCCGTTCCAAATGGAACGTCGACCTCCTGCTCGTTAGAGCAACTCTTGCAAGTAAGAGTCTGTGCGATTCTGACGCTTGTAGTACAACTTCTCAAACATTTCTTAAAGTGTGAAGCATCTGATACGATCATGTTGTCAACGTAAGAGTGGATCACTTCTTCTTCTGTGAAATTCTCAACTGACTTGATCATCTTCTTGTATTGCTCCACTGCGCCATATTCAACTGTTTTGCCTTGAATGGCCATTTCCATGATTCTATTTTCGTCTTCACCATTTGCGAGTCTAAACTTAACCGTGAACTTTGTGCCGGGCATTGTTGTTTGATATAAACCATCACCAGCATATTGAACAATGTTCATTCCTTCTTCGTCAAGACCACCTTCGATCTTTGGTGACATCAAATCAAACGTCATCATGTTCTTGGTCCCACACTTAGGGCAGTTAACTATGGCGTCGTAATTCGCCCCGTAAGCCGTCGCACGAGCTTTGATGAGTATTGCGTTGCGGTCACACACAAGAAGGCTTAGAGGGTCAATTTCGGCGTCTACAATGATGTTTTGAAGCACTCTCTCTAGTGCGATCCCTTTTCTTATAAGAGATTGGTTTGAAAGTGTGTCTTCATCTTTTGCGGTCATGAATTTAATCTCAACAAAGTCAATCCCGTTTAGAGGATGGTCTTCTGGATATCCCTGACCTTTTGATGGGAGATCAACGACCTCCGTCGGAGCCACAAAATTTAGTGGACTCATTGGTGGAGCATCTGAATGCTCTGGTTTACTGTCTGTTCCCAGACGATTGGAATTTCTTCCCATTATATCTCCAATTAATTTAAGTCAAAAGTAGCATAGTCATAGGCCACTTCGATTGTTATTTCTGTTATGTCGTCACTTCCATAATCAAGTCTAGAGAAGGCTAGCGAAGTCATGAAGGCTCCTTTGACTGTCCAAGTCTCAAGCGGCTGACCATCAGCATTCAATTGTTGAATCGAAAGCCCTTCAATGAATCCCTTGTTATCTTTTGCCAAACCTTCCATGGGTACTTTACTATTGGGGTCTATATATCCTAGTTCTCCCAGCTCGTCCATTAGTAGGTTGATAACATCTCCAACATCTGCTACGATTAGTGAGATTGGCTTCCATGTAGCAATACCGGGATACTTGAATTTGTGATTAATAAGTTGATATTCGTTGTTAGAAATGTCGAAAGATGGCTTATCAACCGACTTAGCCCACCACCAAGTTGCCTGATCGCCATCTAACAATTTAAATCTAAAGTTTCTTTTAGGTTCAAGACTTGCTTCCGTCCAAAAGGTCATGTATAGCCTCTATTAGTTGTTAGTCGTAAATTGTGATGCGTTTCCGTCGCCGTGAGCACATTCAGCCCAGTCATATCGCCAAGTCAAGTCGATTGTTCTCAAGTCGTCATTATCATAAGATAAGTCAGAAAACGAAGCCCCTTTCAACCAAGCATTGCGAAGAGTCCATTCTTCAATCATTTTCCCGTCTGAATTTAAAATTGTAACGATTATCGATTTTGTTCCATCAACGGAATTGTTTTTTGACATTGTAGTCAAAGAGTCGCTGGAAACATCAGTCGCAGTCTTTACTTTAAAACCAGCATTTAATATAATGTTGTTAGTTAGTTGAGTCGCATTTGGAGAGACTGGGTCCACAAGAGACATGCTACAGTCAGTCCAAGTCAAACGACCAGGGAAGTAATACTTGTTATCCATGAAGTCGTGAGTCGCCTCTGCGATATCATATGATGGGGTCTTGAAATTCTTCGCCCACCAGATAACAGAGTTGTCCCCAAATCCAACAATTTCTACTTTAAATCTAAAATTTCTTTTAGGCTCTATCGATGCTTCTGTCCAAAATGACATAATGTAATTCTCCTATTTATTAATAATTAGTGTTGATTAGAATTCTACGCCACTTTGAGTGATAACAAAGTCAACAGCGATAAACTCGATTGCACGGGCAGGCTTAACAAAAACCTTTGCGTACAAAATGTTTCGATCTTGAAGATCTGGGGTAGTGGTTGTTTCATCAAGAACAAGCTTGTATTCGGTAACACCAAACTCAGCTTTTACTCCTGATAATACAACGTCAGCTTGTGCCTTAAAGCGATTCCAAGTTGCTTGAACGTTTTGGTCAAACAAGATAGTATCAGCGATATCTCCAATTTCTTTCTTGAGATAGTTCATCAAGCGACGAACATTGATTCGGTCAAGAGCAGAAGCTGATTGTTGAAGAGTTTTCTGTCCAAAAATCACGGTGTCACCTGTTGCAGGGAATCGTGCGATTGGATTGATGTTTACTTCATATAAGCTATCACGATCAGCTTTAGTTAAGTGTTCGATTGTTCCTAGTATCGCAGGACCTCCAGATCCACCAAGAGGGTTTAATCCACCTCTTTGGAACCCAGCAGGTGCGAACCATGGCTGAGAGTCAGCTTCTGATTTTGCGATTGCTCCAAGGGCCGCTACTGATGGAGGAGTTACAATAACAGTTCCGTTTCCATTTAAAGTATCAGCCAATCGGACATTTGGATAGTAAGTCGCAGCGTAAGAGCTGTCCAATCCGGCAGCATTTATTTCAGCAACAACACCAGAGATGGTTTGAGGAGTATCGTTTGCGGTACCATTATCAACTGCTGGTGAATAAATACCTTCAACATCGATAATTGCTAATGCATCCCCACGAGCCTCAGTTTGTGAAATCAAGTCTTGATTTACTGAACGGTTTGTAACGCCCGGTATAGAGATCAAGTCATAACGAATAACGTCTCTATCGGCTACCATGTTAAGTGCAGATTCCATTGAGTATTGAGCGTATCCGCTTGCATCCAACTCAACTTTGTTGAATGGGTTTTGCAATTTAATGTTAAGTCCGTCAAATCCACCGAAGAATGGTGCGACAAATTGCTTAACACCATCAGTGTCGATAAGAGTAGCAAGCGCTACGGGACTTGAGGCTGCTGCCTTAAAGTAGTATTTACCACCTGTTGTCTCGATTTCGTCCAAAGTGAACGTGTACGATGCTTCAGTCAGTGCATCACCTTCTGCTAAATGTGGTTGAAAGAGGGAGTCTGCTCTTAATTGACCTAAGTCTCCGAAGTTCTCATCGCCTTTTTGAGCATCGTAAGAGAGTCCAAGTAGTGCAGTGGATCCATAGTTTCCATTTCTAACGTTAGTGTTTTGCTCTGAAAGTCCGTATTTCGGATAAGAAACAGTTACTGTATCGCCAACTTTGAGTTCGTCAATTAGATTAGTTGCACCGTTTGGTAAAGTATCCTTACCGAAGATCCAATCTTTAGATGCAAGACTACTGCCTTCTGGGATTTCAGCATCCCCAACATAAGTTCTTGGTCCAACGAATCCAACTGGAAAGTCAGCTCCGATTGTGGCTGTAGCTGTAGGCATTTCAACTCTGACTAAGTTAGAATTGTTAGTGTATGTACCAGTGGTAATAACTTTTTTGCCATTCCATTCTTGATTGATGTTTCCAATTTTCTTTTCGATATAATTCGCATCAGCAGGATTTAAAGTTAAGTTTACAAACTTTTCAATGTATTGAGAAGCTTTCATTCCAACACCAGCGATCTCCAAAGAGAATGTAGCATTTGGACTAAGAGCAGTACCGCGACGAATATCTTTGATTCTCACGACGTGATTCTTGTGAAAGTCTGAGCCTTCTTCTAAAGCTACCAATCTAAACAATTTCTTTTGAGCAGGCTTCGCACCGATAAACCAACCAGACTTTGCTGCTGTGGCTTCGGATTGCCAATCAGTGAATTCACCATTTGATCCAGAACGAATCGCTGCTGTGAAAGCAATGAGGTCATTGCTAGCATCTAGTCTATTAACTGCATGTTCAAAGGTCTCGCCTAAGAAGTAGTTCAAAGTATTAGCACCTGTTCCATCTGCGAATTCTGTAGCATCTGTGTTAAAAACATTTCTGATAAAGTTTGGTGATGCTGAGTCGAAGTTGAAAGTAAACTCATCTTCATTTGTACCATCGCCGATAAAAGCATTCCAGCCATTTGTTCCTTTAACAATAGCGGTTGCTCCATCTTTGGAGATGGCTGTTCCAAAACGTCCGTTACCAGATAATGTGATGTTACTTGCACTCATGTAAAGAACTGCAGCAAGTGTTCCGCTCAATGCAGCTGTCGTTGGAAGACCGCCTGCAAATGTTATGGCTCCAGAGGCAACTGTGAATAGATTCTCTCCAGATGCACTTACATAAGCGATTGTTCGAGTATTACCAGTAGGGCCGGAGACCGCTTGAGTTATCGTAAGTTCGTCTGTTGACCCAACTTGAACGGCTTGGAAATCAGCGTGAAGAGCGACTACTGAGGCAATATGAGCAGCAGCGGCTTCTTTTGTTACAGAAGCTACGCTTATGTCTAATTCGTCAACTCCGGGACTACTAGCGACCCATGTAAATTGCTGGGCGACGCCTGATGCATTTTGAATGTCGATGGTGTCTCCGACTGTGAGGTTCGCGCGACCCAAATCTCTGACTTGTATCGTCACAGAAGCAGCTTGAGTAGCAGGGTTTGTGTTTTCTGCGACAAAGATACCAACGGCAGATTCAACTTCGGGTACGGTACCGATTGCACTTGTGATATCCTTCTGAGGGACACTCCAACCAGCTTCATAAGATGCACCTGATTCTTTAATTCCAGCTAAGCGAAGGAATTTAACAGGGCCAACTCCGGCAGCCAAATAGGCTTGAGCAGCATAGCCAGCATACGAAGGAGCACCAGTGTTTCCTTCTCGCCATGGATCTTGGCTCTTAACCCCATCCATTGGTCTTCCAAAAACTTCGATAAAGTTTTCCAAACTGTTAACCTTGACAGGTTTCATTGAGGGCCCTTTTCTAGATCTACCGATGAGAAGCAATCCATCTTCTTCAGGTACTAGGGTTACTTGTGATTGGTCGATCTCTCTCAGCTCAATTCCGGGAGACGCAAAGTCAAACTTGGTAGGCATTAATTTACTCCTAATAAAATTTTATTTTCCTAGTAAATAGTTAAATAAAAGCCCAAAGTCATAAATCTCTAAATTTCTCACCCGACTTATCCCAAGGTTTACTATCTCCAACAATCACGCGCTCTCTGGAAATCTTGACCTCAACCACTGACTCCTTTCTTTGAATGAAAGGTTCGTCATCATTATGGTCGTTTCCTGTTAAGTAACCAAGGATCTTAATGGTTGCTTTTGCTGTGAATATTCTTTCTTCTTCCCCAAGGTTACCGGAGCTTGATGTACCAAAGTCCGAGTCAATAAACGCTTCATATTTGTATCCACCATTTTGAACAGTGAAGTTTCTTTTTCTCTCGGAAATAAGGAGAGGCAAGATCTGATTCATTTGTTGTTGATATTCTGTTCGGATAAATACTTCAAATGTGCAAGCCACATATACGGGTCTTGGTATTGATATTGTTTCGTAGACAACTTTCTTTGAAGAAGTAGGTCCGGTATTGTCTCCGGTCTCTCTACGTCGGTCAGCGTTCTTAAAGTTTTGAGTCTTGTCTTGTTTGATGACTCTCTTTATCATAATCTTGTTATTGTCGAGCTCTTCCGATTGAACTGCGCCTTTAAAAGCGTCATCTTTTGAGACACCAGTTCGTGCGACGGTGATGATTGGAAGCCTTAGCTTGCCAACACTATCTCTCAAGTCTTTGTTGTTTTTTATCTGATAAGCTCTTTCTGATCCAAACCACAACACCTTAACCTTCTCGATGCCCTGATTTGTTCTTACATGCGCATTAAGTGTCTCATCTACAAACCTAAACACAGCAGTGTCTATGTTCTCTAATGTTGATGGTACTTCTGGAACTTGACTATCCTGCATTGAATACTCCGTCTCTTGCTCTTATACAGTCAGCTGATATCTCAAACCGACTCTCTGGTTGTCCAAAGAGAAGCTTGGGCTCGTTTAGCTTGACTATCTCATAGTAGATAGATCCAAACCTTACAAAGTCACCCTCTCGGACAAATAGGTTTTGATCTTCAGTCAATCTTCTCTTGTGGAAGTTGACGGTAATTTTTGTCGACTTGTCGAGTGCGATGTTTTCTAAGTCTGCTGTCTCAACACCATTGTAGGTAACCAAAGCGTAAACTCTTATTGGATGCAAAAAGGTCTTTTCTATTGCCTCTCCATATAATGGATGGAATTCTGTATTATCAACGTCGATGGGGAAGTACAGGACCTGTTGACCAACAACTCTCTCGATGATCTCATCGTTGATCTGTTTTACAAGGTTCTTCTCTTTCTCGCCTAAAAATAAAGGCGCAGGTGGTTGTGCTGGTCTTTCCCATTTGCCCATCTAGATTACCCCACAAAAATCTTTAGCGGAGTCTTTGAGACGATTGCGTCCATGTTGTCCACCATTGCTTTATCTGTCTCGGCAATCTTAGCATAGAGCATTTCATCAAGTTGCTTGTTGAGCTCTTCTCTTAATGTCTGCTGTTCGCTAGAGGCTTGTCCTAGAAGGTCTGAGGCGTTCAAGGAGACCGTATCTCCGGGAATAGGTATGCTACCCCCAAACTTACCTCTAACTTGCCCCAGAGTCTCTTTAGAGAGCGCTAAGGAGAACCTTCTAATCCACTGTTGACCGATGGAGTTAATCTTATTAAAAGGAATGTTCTCCATAGGCATAGTGTTCATGTTGTTGACTCCATCAATACCAGAGTCATATGAACCAGTAGTGAATGCTTCGTTACCAGTTTCAACAGTAAATCTAAACCAAAATTTTTCTGGTGAGACACTGTCTGGTGGTGGGTAGAGTATTAATTTGTTATCAACCAACTCATATGAGTAATGAGATGTCCTTGTGTATAAGTGGTCTTCATATTGTATAGCTTGAAGCTTGTTTTGCCAAGGTGGTATTACTTGAAATGATGAGTCATCGGCATACTGTCCGTAACTGTGCATATCACCAGTAACATTTAGGCCACCGTAATATCCATAGAATCTCCACATTTGTCTTGGAGATATGTAATATACTTGTCTGATCTTGATTCTCTTGTTATCCATTCCGGCCCAAGGAGTTCCATCTTGAGAGCTGGATACGACATGTTGAAGGTCATAGTCTTGTCGATCCACAACTCTATCAAAGGATGCTGAATAGATTGGCTGAGTACCACCGACCATTGCTTCTGTTGAAAACTTATCTGCACCTCTGAAGGCATAGTCGAATTGAAACTTGGGATACTTAAGAGATACGGAGTCTGATCCGGATACTTCACCCTTGTGATCAAAAGACCCTGTAGGGCCTCCTAGGGCGCTCCCTAAGGCGTTCCGTGCTTGATGTAGGTTCACGATATAGGAATACTCTAAACAGGCTTCCTCGTAGTGATTGTAGACGTTTTTGTTTGTGATCTCGATATCAAGAACGTCTCCACCAAGTCTCTTGTATGTGAATGCTACCTGTGCCGCAGCACCTGATAAAAAAGCATCTGATGTGTAAAAACCAATCGCTAATGACTCGACAACATCAGCCTCTGTTCCCTTTTCGGATAATACAATAGCTGATACTGTTGATGTTGGTGTAAGATCAGGAAATGACATATAAAACCCTCCGTCATTGTAAATAGTTTAATTAAAAGTAAACCTCCGAACACCAAGGTATTCAGAGGAAAGGAGGTTAAAATGAAACTTAATTATTTTACTTTTTAGTAGATTTCCTAGAGCGTCTGCGAGTTGTCTTTTTTACTTTAACTTCTTCAACAGCCTCTTTGGCTTCTTCCACTATATCAGCAGCAGTTTCCATTGCTTCTTCAACAGCTTCCTCAACAACCTTTGCTACCTTCTTAGCGGTCTTCTTAGTCTTTTGTGCGACTTCCTTGACCTCTTCAACGGCTTCTTCAATTGTCTCTTCAACTGTCTCTGCAACCTCTTCGATTGTTTCAACAACTTCTTCGATTGCTTCTGCGACTTCTGCCTTAATTCTTTCTTGTTCGTCAATGATATGACCAAGCCCTACACGACGAGCCTCTTGGGGATCTAACTCAATCCCCAAAAGACGGTGTTTTCGTAATAGAAGCTTTTTTCTTTTTGATCTACGACCCATTAGTTACCTCTTATGCGAATACGGCTGTTGCACCAGCGGTAGCAATCGCAACACCACTAACTTGCCAGTTTGTGCCATCACAATAAACATCTATGTAAGATCCAACGTGTGTTACATCAGTAAATTCAACTTTGGTGTCGGTTCCATCATCTTTTCTTGTTCTGACTTCTGTATCGTTGGCTGCATGATATACAACATTCAGTATCGTACCTTTCATTGTAGCGGCGCCCGATGCTACGATATCAACTTGTGCGGCTCCATTGCTCATCTCAGACATAAATTGAAATCTGAAGTAAGCACCCTCTTGAGCAGCTGGTAGTGTGATGCTAATACCAGCAGCAGCATTATAATTGATCAAATACAGTTCTCCAGTTTCGGCGCTTGCAATTGTCTTATTACCTGTGATAATTTCTGTTCTTTGACGACTTGCGACTCTTGCCGCTCTTCCAACTTTAGCCATAATATAATCTCCTTAAAATATATGATCTTGGGCAAAGGTGCCCTTGTTTCTTATTAAATAGTGTCTAGAAATAGAAAACCCCCGAACCGAAGTCCGAGGGTCTCTTTTTTTCAAGATCGTTAAATTAGGATCCAGACTCGCCTGCTAATCCACGAACGATAACAAGACCGTACATGTCAGGACGAACCATTTTCTTACCGTAACGAGTCATAACACCTTTGCGAGGAACGAAGTCTTCAGGTCCAAAGATGGTAGGAGTTGTTTGCAATGGTACATATGGAGCGTAAACATATCCACTTTCCAAGAAAGAAGAACCTTTACGACCAACCAAGATTGCGTTACGTGGGAAGTAAGGATCAACGATAACGTCGAACTTACGGTTCAAAGAACCAACCTTAACAGCACCGATGTCGCCTTTGTCAGCGTCAGCAGT